CGGTGTTGAGCGCCAACTCGCCCGCCGTTAACGATCCGGCGGCTGGGACGGCTCCCGGCGTTGCAGACTTCTTAAGCAGAATTGTGTTCGGCATCAGTAGCTCCCGCCGTCGAGCGTCAAGTTATGGACTTCCGTCGTCGTGTACGCCCCGACCTGCGCTGCGGTGACCATGTGCGGGTTGTCCGTCCGTGTGGCGTGATCCAACGCCAAGGGCGCCGACACGCCGATCTCCCAGCCCGTTTTAGGCCCGGTTCCGGTTGTCGCGACGATGTCGATAATCAGGATGCCGTTGATCCGGTCGTAACTGAGCGGTTGCCCGAGCATCGAAGCAGCTTCGTCCGACGACGTCATCACCAGCGTATCGGTCACGATCCACTTGCCGCGCGTCTCCGGGGAAACGATAACCGTTTTTTCTCCGGTCGTGACCGTGAGCGTGTCGTTGCTGTGCGCCTCAAACGCGACGCCGATGTTCTGCAACGCGGCAATCGCGTCGTTAATGATCGGCGTCAGCGTTGTGTCGAGGCGCTGGAGCGCAACCGCTTCCAACGCGTTGACGGCGTTGTCGAGGGCGTCCCGGTCAAGTTCGGACGCGTGAAGACGCACGTCGAGGTCGTTGAAACGCTGGTTCCAGAAATCGGGGTTCCCGAGATCGTCACCGCGCTTGATCTTATAGCTCTCGTAACGTCTCGCCACGGCCTCACTCCTCGATCTTCTCCGCGCTCTCGATCTCGGCTGCGATCGCCGCGCAATAGACCCCACGCAGTTGCACGTCTTGCCCGGCCCGCAGGATCATCCCGCCGAAGGGGATGTCCCGCGTCAGGCGAACTTTGTAGGCCGCCTCGGGCTCGAAAAACTCCGGGGTCATTCAGTCACCAGCTTGTATTCGACCTTTTCGGAGGGGAGCGTTGCGAGAACGCTCCCCGTCACCTTGACCTTGTCGCCGGGTCGCGCGAGCGAGAACGTAGACAAGCGCACAGGCTTGATGACCGTCACCTCATAGAGGGCGTCGGGGTTAATCTCGGCCATGTCTTACTCCGTGTAAAAGACGCGTTCCGAAATATGGAACGTGTTCTGCGCGCTGTTCGTCGCCCCGTTGAACTCGATGCGGAACGAAGTCGTGGCCGTCGGGTTGAACGTCCACGTAAACTCATGCAGCGGGCGGTTGCTGATCTGCTTGACGACCGTTGACGCCGGGTTGACGTAGATACCGTTGCTATGAATGCGGCAGGACAGATCGTGCGGCGTGTCGTTGAAGCCCTCAACCTGGGCAACCACCGTGATCGCCGTCGTGGATGGGCAGCTCAACACCTTTGAGACGTGCCGGAAGGCGAGCTTCGGACGCGCAACCTTGACCCGCGAACCCGTCAACTTGATTGCGGGCTGCATATCGGTCGTGCCGATAAACCGCGCCCGGAACTGCGCCAAGGGAGGAGCAGTCGCAAGGGCGCCCGCCGTGTCCTTTGTCAGCGGGAGCCAAGCACCGGCACCGGATGGGCGAACCTCGAACACAAGCTCCGTTGAGGCGGGAACCCACATATGTGACAGGATGTCGATGTACCGGAACCCGCCATCCAAGTTGATCGGCTGGAACTCAATCGCAACCTGGGGAGCATGGAAGTATGCGCCTTCAATCGTGAAGGACATATCCTTCGTCAGGTCGCCGATGTAGTATTGCCCGTCCGTCGAATAGAAGAACGTCCCCTGGAGGTACGTGTTTGACGAGACGCCGCTGCTCATCGAGATTTCGTGGTTGGCGTTCGAGACGAGGCAGAGGGCGTACAGTTTACCCTTTTGCAGGAACGTCGGCGGGACAGAGAGGAAGTTCCAGCCCATGACAATCGACGCGTGCGGGTATGTCACCAGCGCCATCGTCTTGTTCGTGTCGGGCATACCGTTCGTGACTTCGCAGATCGCGATTTTGATGTCCGACGCGCCGCCCTTTTGCACGATGTTGAAGCCGACCCTCGTCATCCAGAAGTCAGACGGGGCGAGGAACGTCTGCGCAACCATCGCGCCGGAAATGGCGTGATTGGTTGTCTGCGCGTACATAAACGGCTCTTTCCAGTTATCGATCCAGAAGCCGTCCTCGCGGAACATAATGTGCTGCGGATTGTTCGGATCAATCCACTCGACAGAGAGCGTTTCAACCTCGGTGCTTTCGAGGTCGTAAAGGTTCTGAGGCCCGACCCAGGTCGGGACGCCTTCGGTGTAGTACCAGTAACCGTTGTTACAGACGAGGAGGGTGTCGCTGTGCCGTACTCGCGTACGGCTCATGTACCCTTCCTTCATTGTGATGTTCTGGAAGCCGTACTGGGCAATGCCGAGCGACGAGCCACCATGCCAGTTCGCGACCTTAAAGACGTTGCTGTATTTCGGCAGGAGAACGCCGTTCGTGACAGAGGCGTTCGGGTCGTTGTTCGAGAACAGGGAAATCTCGAACTCGTCGGCGTTGGCGTCGGGGAAGCGAATGCCCTCCATCACCGCTGCGTCGTAACCGAGGGTGGACGCGTTGGTGGTGTCGGATGACTTGATGTCGAGGAACCTGTCCGCGCCGTACCCTGCTGCGCCCTCGGGAAACTCCAGGGCTTCCTTGACGCGGGCCATGTCCTTTTTCAGCTCGATGATTGAGCGACCACCTGCCATGCCGTTGACGCGGCGGGCAAGGTCGGACAAGTCGGACGCCAGCGCGTTGACGCGGGGTTCGACAGCGGTTTTCCAATCCTCGATGCTGTCTGTCCGGGCGTCGAGGTCTTCGGTCGAGGCGACCTCGTAGTCCTCAAGCATTGTGACGCTGACGACTTGGGTCGCATCGAGGACAATGCGGGCAATCGCAACGTGGGTAGACGGGATCGCCGGGCTCTGCGGGTCGGCGCTTTCCGCGCCCGTGACGAAGTTGATCGTCGCGGCGCGCTCGCGCACCGTTGCGACGGCGTCAGGCTCCGTCTGCCCGGTGTCGACGTTGACGAGAAAGTCCCGCTCCTCGACCTCGGTATCAACCTCGGCGCCGCTCGCCGTCACAAGGACGATGCGCTGCGAGACGGCCGGGAGATAGGCCAGCATCGACTGCGTGGTCGTTGCGGCTTTGTTATAGATCGCGCCGTCGGCGTCGTAGAAGCGACCGCCCGCGACTTGAACTTCCGCCTGCGACGACTTCACGGTGTTGAACCCGGCGTAGCGCCGGGACTTTGTCACCGCGTCGTAAACGAGGTGGTCGAAGCTATTCTGAGCGAAGTCCTGCAAGTCGGTATGGTCGGCCGCCTGCTGCTCCTGATAGTCGCGGAAGAGAACCTTCTTTTCCATGTAATCCTCTTAGTTCGGGCGGCCGACGATATAGGGTTGATCCCCGGCGACGAAGCGACGGCCCGCGACGAACTTTTTCTCGGGGCCGGTCAATAGGAAGATGCGATCTGTAAGCCGCTTGGCGGCACGGGCGGCCCGCAAGACGGGGCCGAGCTTGTCTTTATGCGGGAGCCAAAACTTGGTGTTCGGGGCCGCAATCCCGGCGCCTGCCGCAAACTTGCGTTTGGCGCACCGTATCTCGACCGTCACCCGCGCCGTATGAGCGGGGAGCCCGTAGCGGCCGACGCCCATAAAGTTGATCGGCTGGCGGCTAATCTGCCGGGTGCCGTCGTTGACGGCGTAGCGCTCGTAAATCCGAAACCGCGCCGTTGACGGGACGAGAAACCCGGCCCGGCAAGGCAGGTCCGAGAACGTCCTCTTCCCCCGCGTCCCCGACACCTTGATCCGCTCCGGCTCGGCGGTTACCGCCTGCAAGGACGGCCCGAGCGCAATCCGCCAGGGCATCACGGCTTTTGGGGCGACGGTAATCAGGCGGCGCCATGCAGTCGAGACGACGTAGAACTTTTTCGGGCGGGCCGGGGTATCGCAAAAGACCCCGTACTTCGAGACGCCCTTGATATGTAGCCGGAACGTCGTGCCGATGTTCGAGACGCGGGTTTCGGTTTCAACCCCGTTGACCACCCAGCGGGCGCGGCGCTTGAGGCGTTGGATCGCCGTCGAAGGGACGGGGAACGTGTACGCCTTGCCGGGGCCTTGCCAGAACGCGTTGTGGTGCTGCTTCGAGCCGTAGAACGACTTCCAGCGCGGCGCATCCCACGTCTCGCGCATCCGCCATGTGCGGATTTGCGGGAGGGTTTGCAGCCACGCCTCGCGCTCCTCGCGCGTGAGGGACGGCCCGCTAAAGATTGTTGCGGGCGGCTTTTCGATCTTGGTGACCTTGCCGCCGACGTAGCGGATATATTCCCGCAGCGCGTAAGCCGTGCCCTTCCGCTTGTGCAGCGGATACGACCGGGCGATGATGTTCCGCCGGGTTGCGTCGGGCCAGTTGGCTTCCCACAAATCGACGGAGCGTTCCCAAGAAAGGAACGGCAAGAAATCAGAGGGCGTCTCGTAAGGCCGGAACGCCCGGTCAAGGTCCGACGGAATATCCGTCAGGCGCCTTGTCGCCCCGCTGTACGACCGCTCTAGCGGCGTCGCGTTTGGGGGCAGCAAATCGTCCGCCATCTCACGCCATCTCCACGACGTTGACCGTTAGCGAGGCCATGTACGGAATTTGGTAGTCGGCACACACGACATTGTTCGGACACGGCGAAGCGAGATTGAGCGTCTCAACACCTGATATGAAAGCCGCCGCGATGATCCCGGACCTGTAAACCTCAGCTGCGATCCGATACCGCTCGGCAGCGTAGGACCGGACCTTGGCTTCGATCTGGCTCTTGAGAAGAGACGTCGACAACCCGCGCTGGCACGTCACGTTGAGCACGACGTTGTAATCGACACGCTCCGCGTTGTAGACGTAGACCGCGTCGGTTAAAGGCGTTACGTCCTCGCGCTTGAAGATTTCTATGACCTTACCGATCACCTCGTCAGAGATGGATGCCCCTGAGGCTCCGGCAAGCACAACGTCCGCACGACCAGGCTCTGGGCAGAATGCCCAGGCATCAGCAATAGACGGATCAGCCGATAGGGCATGAAAGATATACGCCCCGCGGGCGCCTGCGGTCGAGAACGCTTCTGGCGCCAGTTGAACCCGGCGACGAAGTTCCTCGTCCGTCTCATAAATCGGCTTTGTTTCCTGCAGGTCCTCGTAGCCCATCAGGCGGCGCTGAACCTCAAAGTCTGTTGCTTTGTGGTCGAGGTCTGCGCCTTGTGCATATGCCAGCATAATCGCTTTGCATGCACTATTGACGCGAGCTCTCAGGAGGAGCTCGCGGTATGCGGCGACCTCAAGAACCTTGACGATGGGGTCGCTCTCAATGTCTTGGACGTTGTACTCAATTCCCCTAGCCAAGAGGCGAGCGACGACGTCCGTCTTCAGCGCAGCGAGGATCGCCTCATAGTCGAGAGTCTCGGCGATGTCTGGAGCTGAAAGCTGGCTGAGATTGACGGCGGCAAATCCTGTCATCGGCTGTCCTCGTCATGAACACGGGCAAGGCCCGTCCCATGACAGGCCGCACAGGCGTAGGCGCCGTGGGTGTGAATGATGACCCCAGCTCCGCGGCAGGGGCGGCACGTATGTGTTGGGAGAGGCCGCCAGAGGTAATCCCAGAGCCAGCCGATCATCGCACGTACACAAGATTGCGTTCGGTCTCGACGACCGTGTAATCCCCAAGATGGCCGCGCGGGTAATAATCACCCATAACGGAGAGCGTCATCTCCCCATCGGCACCGGCATCAGAGATGTAAACGGAGCTGAGACGAAAGCGAGGCTCCCATTTCTCGAGAGCCTCGCCGAGAGCGAGCGCGACCTCAAGAACAGTGTCTCTGCCTTGCGGTCTATCGATAAGGTCCGGGATGTTCGAGCCATAGTCTCGACGCATCACGCGCGTGCCAATCGGCGTCGTCATGATATCGAGGATGCTCTGCATGACGTGCTCCCAGTCAGTCAGCACTTCCCCGGATGACCGATTGATGCCGACTGAGTTCGCCATGATTACTTCTCCTCAGTCTTCGGAGCGGCAGCCTTTGGTTCAACCTTCTTAGCTGGAGCTGGAGCCGGAGCTGGCTTCGGCGCCTCGATGGGAGCAATCGTGCCGCTGTAGATTTCGTACTTTGCCTGCTTCGGGTTCAGATCGATCTTGTCGCCGACCTTGTACCACTTGCCGTACATCCAGCAGTTCGCGATGACGTTGTAGTGAGCCATTGTGATTTCCTTAGTCGGACAGGAACATGAATTTAGAACCTGTCGTTGGGTGGCCGCAGCCCGCGAGGTGACCCTCGCGGCAGACGGGGATGCCATCGATGGTGATCCAAGATGAGCCCTGAACCATCTGGTCTGGGCCGGGAACGTGTGGGCTTTGCCCGTGGGGTTGGTTCACATCGCCGAGGATCATCCAAAGCTGGGACTCGACGGTGATCCACGTTTGGTTCGCACCAATTTGCGATCCGTGCGCAACGTCTGCGTTGCGCCTTGCTACACCGTGCATAGCTACTCCTTAGACGGCGTCAGGGAACCCAATGTCGAACTGAGCAAGCGTGAATGTGTTGCCGGTCGTCACGGCCTGAGACGACGCAAGGGAACCGGTCGCCATAAGCGTTGAGCCGGTGGTCTTGACGATTGCCCAGTGGGTTGCCGTACCCGTACCAGTCACCGTGCCGTCGGTAATCGCGGACACCGTGACCTTGCGGCCATTGGGCGTGCGGTCAGACGGCGCGGCAACCGTGATTGGGGTTTTGTTGCCCAGCGCGTAGGTCGACGTCGCCTGCGTAAAGGTTGTCGGCTCCTGCGAGCAGATATAAAGGTGCGTCGCGTTGAGATCGAACTCAGCCAGGGCAAGGTCGAAGATGTAGTCGGCAATGAAAGCCATCGAAGGTCCACCTGTTAAAGCTGGGCGATCAACTCAGCCTCCGCCGCCGCAAGGGCCGGGCCTGCTAACGCCTCGATTTTGGAGATCAAGCCGGGGTCTGGCGTTCGATACGTGAACGACCCTACGTACAGGCAAATGCTGTCGGAACTTTCTGTTAGGTCGCGGACAGCTGTGAAGCTGACGTTTGGCGAGCTCATTGAGTAGGCGATGTGCCCGTGGCCATTCTCATCCGTTAGCGGGCAGACGCCTGTTACAAACCACGCGTCCACATCGAGGGATGCTTTGAGGGTTGCAATGAAATGAGAAATCTCAACGGAGAGCGCCGGTACTCCAACAGTCGGAGCGGATGCAATCCCGTTGACAAGCCAAGACGAGTATGGAGCCCCAACCTTCGGGCTTGAAGAGATCCCCCAAGCGAAAATGTCATGCAGCTGCAGCAGCGCTGGGGAGGCAACCGTCGCGGTCGACTTGACGCCGTTGACGCCGAAGTTGACAACGCGGACAAGGGCTGGAGCCCCGACCGATGGCGAAGCCGCGACGCCGTTTGCCGTGCAGTTGACAATCCGTGAAAGCGCAGGAGCCCCTACCGAGGGATTTGAGGCAATCCCGGTCGCGACGCAATTAGCAACGCGAACCAGCGCCGGGCTAGAAACAGCCGGGGCGGACGCAATGCCGTTGGCTGCAAGATGCGCCACCCGAACCAGCGCCGGGGCGGCAACCGTCGGGGAGGAGGTTACGCCCGTCGCGCCGAGGGCGTGAACTTGGCCAAGACCAGGGGCGCCCGTTGTCGGCGCCGCAGTTACCCCAGTCGCCGAGAGGCCATAGACGCCATTGAACGCGGTGTGCTCAAAGGCGCTAAAGTCGAAAGCCACCGCCGCCCCCCTAGGTTAGAAGCTCCCTCCGTCAATCGTGTCCGTCGTCTTGACGAAGTCACCGATAGGAATTTCCTCCGCCGCGCCGTCACCCGCCGTAACCCGCCCGATTAGCTTCCCGGTTGCGAGTTGGAGCTGATGCTCCGCGTTCCAATCCGACGGCCGGACGAGGGTGCTGTCAGGCCCGTCCGGCTTGGCGGAGGTGAAGGCGTGTTTAAGAGAGATCGCCATTCAAACTCCTTATGGGCAACGAATTCCATCTGGCCCGAACAGAACGGGCGCTCCAACAGCAGCCTCTGATGTGACACCAGTTGCTGTGAGCTCGACCTCTGTCGGGCTTTCGCCTGAGTTGAGCTGGGCTATTAATTCCGCCTCGGCTTCAATGCTCGCCGGGATGGCCATCGCCTCAATGAGGTAGTACAGATCCTCGTCTTCCGCCGTGTAGGCGAACCCATTGGCGAATATCCGAAGCTTGAATTCCGGCCAGGCTGTCTCGTGGGTTACGACAATCGTTAGACCAAGAACTGAGGATTGAAGCTGAAACGTGGACGCTGCCTCGCCGTCTGCCAAGGAAACGCCGATGACCTCCCAAGCTTTCGCTGGGTCGGCTAACGACGCCTTGAGCGCCGCGAGTAGCTCCGGGCTCATGCCATGGTTCCTCCGTCGAAGCCGTCAAACGCTCCGGTGTTCTCTGGTCCGGAAGAGGCGACTTCCGTGGATCCTGTCGGGTCTTTTGCCCCTGCTGTCTTGGAGTAGGCGATCTTCGCGCAGTTCACAAAGCGAGATCCGCCCGGGTTTTGGTAGATGTCAGCGTTCGGGGTGTGGGTCTGCTGGTTCGTAACCCCGCCTGAGGTCTGCTTGTAGTTGAACGAAGCGTGCTTCGCACTCTGCGAAGCCGCGGCGACCTTTGTCGGGTTTTTGTATTTGTTCTGCGCCGACTTCGACTCCACAGCCTCGTCAGCCGTTGCGGACCAAGAAGCTATGTAGGCTGGCTTGTTGTCGTCGGGCTCTTCAGAACCGTCCTGGTTCTTTTTGTTTTCCCGGACCGTGGTTTTCTTCTCAGCCTTCTTATCGGACGGCGGCTTGTACTTGTTTGACCAAAGGGATGAGGTGATGAAGCTCATGGGGCCAACATCGCCACCAAGGTTCACCATCACAACCTGCTCATCTTTGGACGGGGGTTCCCACTTGTTGATCTCACCAGCCCGTCCCGGGCTCCACGGGATCCAACCCGAAAGAACATCCTGATCCTGCTCATCGAGAGCATAGGCCACCTTGATCATGGCCTTCTTGGTATCAACCTCTACAACCCGGGCTGGGCGGATAAGATTGTTGATGCGCCGTTCGGCTTCATAGAGCCTACGCGCCAACTCGATGACCATCGTCGGGAGATGCATGTCACATTCCAAACTGAAGCAGTACCTGAAGGCCAGCTAAGACCATCAGCATATAGCGCAGCATCTTCTGGGCCAGAGGGTCCTCAATCTCTTTGGCGAGGCGCTCAAGCACAAGCTTTATGGCTGCAAATTTCTCTTTCACAGCGTCTCGTCCTCATCTGGGTGCGGACCACTCTCAGCGAAATCCTCTGGGAGGTCAGGAGTGATGACATTGGGCACCGCCAGGTTGGACGACGCGTTGCCCTGAATGTTCGCGGGCCATCCAGCCTCAAGAACCTCAGGATCGTAGAAGTCTGGGTAGAGCCCAGCCTCGTCAATGTCATGCCGTGACCGGCCGATCTGGATCTCTTGATCGAATGTGATCGCCACAAGAGCAGAGCCGATCTTGTCGACGGCCTCTGAGTAGATAGGCTCAATGTCCGTCACTTTGGCAGCCGCGGCCCATTCAATGCCGAACCGGTTCATGTCAATGAAGTCTGCCGTCTTTTCAGCAAGGTCGATGGCCGGGCCATAGGCCTCGTTCTGGTACGGGTCCTTGTGCAGGATGAAGACAGACATTGTGGCCGGGCCGATGAGCTGGCCGACGTTGTTTCTTGTGATGTTCCTCATGCCGAGGAACGAGACGCGAGCCGCAGGTGTGACAATCGTGAAGCGCTCAATGGTTTCCACCCCGAAGGAGCCCACATGGGGGCGAACATCGCGGAAATCCGGGACACCGATCTTAATCTGGTCTGCAACGATCTGCCGGAACTTGGTCAGTCGCAGTTCAAGCTCTATAGCCATCCGAACCCTCTGCGCCAGTACCAGTCTGTCATTCGCCAGACCTGAGCGACGTTCGCCGGAGAGAGACCCATGAATTCACGGGAAGGAAGAATGACGGACGTCTTGTGATACCAGCGCCCGTGGATCTCAAACCACATATTGCCGCTCATGCGGCCACCATTGTTCTGGATCCTGGCATAGTGAACGCCAGGACGAACGGTCGTCATAAAGAGAGAAGATCTCGCATTGATGCTGTTGACGAGGGCCCCGCTCAGAACGAGTGTCGGGTTGCCGCGGATGTTTGGTTTCCACGCCTCGCCATCGGGAGAGGTCTTCTCAGACCTGATGCGGTGTTTAACTTGGCTTTCAATCAGCTTACCGACTGCTGGCATCATGCCCAGAACACCGCTGCGCATAACTGCCTGCGCGCGGTTGAGCTTCTGGACGATAAGAGCAACGTCGCCGCGGTCGATATGGACTGAGAACATTAGCCACGCTTCGCGCTGATGACGCGCGCCCCTGTTCCTGCGCCCTGTGTCGGATCATCCCCGCCGCCGCCATCCCCGGTATCGGGGAGTTCGAATTTCCCGTCAGCAACCGATCTCAGGTAACTGATGGCGTCTGTATAGCGGAGGCGCATTTCTTCGGTTCGCGGGCCAACGTCGAGCGCCAGTCGATAGACGGCGATGTCGACGCAGACCATCTTGATGTACGGCGGGGGAGTCTCGAGCGGAACCGTGTATCTGACGCCAAGGTAGGTGTCGATTTCGTCTGAAGCAGCCTGAAGGGCTGCCTCTACAGCCTCGTAGCTTTTCCGTCCGCTACCGTCGCGACTTGCCACCGCATCAAGGACGGCGTCGCCGTAAATGATCGTGATGTCAGCTTGGGTAGCGTAGGCGGGCATCTCACTTCACCTTTTCTTTGTAGAGCTCGATGAGACGGCCACGCGCTGTGGTCTTCGGAACTTCGAAGCCCTTGGCTTCGAGAGCATCACGAAGCTCTTTGTTCTCAAGCGTCTCAGGGTCGACTTCCCCGATGGCTTCATTGAGAAGCTCGGTCGAGGCTTCGATCTGATTGACGATGTCGTTGAGCTTGGACTCGGCTTCGAGCTTCTTGAGCTCTGCATCGATGTCATCTTCGCTCAACTCGACAGGCTCAGGAGGAAGCCCCTGGAATGCGCGCCAACGCTGTGCGTTGAGCGATGCCCGCGCTTCTTTCTCCTGCTTGCGGACAAGCGCCGCAGCCCGGCGATTGCGCCAGCCTTTGGGATTGGAAATCATTAGTACCTCTTGACGGATGTGTATCCCCAGCGTAAGCAGCTGCGCATGCGCAAACTGCCTACAGACTCCGTCCTCGACAGCTTCATGAAAAAGGTCCGAGTTGATCCGGACACTGAGTGCTGGGAATGGATTGCGGCCTACAATGAAGCCGGATACGGCGTTTTTTGGGACGGCCAGAGTGTTGGCTTGGCCCACCGCTTCTCCTACAAGGAGAGGAACGGAACATGCCCTAACACGCTAGATCACAAGTGTCGCAACAGACGCTGCGTCAATCCGGAACACCTGCGCCCTATGTCTCGCGGCGACAACGTGATGATCGGTGACACCATCGCAGCCAGAAATAAGGCGAAGACGCATTGCAAACGTGGGCACCCGCTCACCCAAGAGAATTGCAGGGCTTCTCTGTGGCCAAAGCACCGAGTCTGCCGCATTTGTTACAACGCAGCAAAGAATGAGTGCAGATACAGGCGGGGCACCAGAAAGCGCCCCGCCTGCTGATAGGCTATCTGTCCATATCAACCAGATGTATTCACATTAGGTCTGGTTGAGGTTATGCTTGAAAGCCACGATCTTCACATTTTTTGGTTCCCACACGCGAGCCCAGTTCGTGGTCGTCGCGAGTTCGGCGTTCGTCGCTGTCGGACCAGTCGGCGTGCCCTGCCACTTCACGCCACGCGGATGCATGACGAAGTGCTTGCGGTTGACGATGTAGTCGGTACCGCCGCCCTGCAGGGGCTCGCGGCCAACTTCGACCGGGGTCTTCGTCGGGGCCTGAGCAAAACCAACAGAGCCGTTGCCGAAGATGTAGGTCGTGTAGTTGACAGGGGTCGAACCATCCTTCGGAGCCGTGTCGTCGACCAGAACGTAGTGACCCATCCAGGTCGGGATCGGCATGCCGCCGTCAGAGGGCTTGATGTAGTCAATGAGGTCAAGGCCCTTCATGACGCGATAGGTATCCGAGTGAACGAGGATACCAGCCAGCGTGTCCTGATGGTCGCCGAGCTTGGCGATGGCATCGAGGAACGAGTCGGCGTCGAAGTTCTGCGCAGCACCGGACAGGCCGGTGATGTCGAGCACGTTGCCAGCCATCGAAGCAGCACCCATCGCGCCTTCCAGCGTCTTGAGGAGAACTGTCTGCTCCTGGCGGGCCCACCACTCAGCGAAGAGGGTTGCGATAGCCGCCATCGGGTCGGCGCCGGAAAGGTCGGCCGACAGGTCGGTTGCACCGAACACCTTCGCACGGTACAGCTTGGCTGCAACGTCCTGAGAGGTCGTGATGTTGTTGATCGTCAGGTTCTGAGTGTCGTCAACGACATCATCGGTGCCTGTCAGATCCTTGAAGAAGGGCATGTTGACAGTCGTGCCGCCGAGCTTGTCGCCAAGCAGTTCAGACATGTCTTCAACGATCCCGGACTGGCGCAGCCGAGAGAGCTGGGCCGTACGCTCGATAACATAGTTGTTAAAGAGCTCGGGGATGATCATGTTCGACAACCGAGTTTCGGCCATCAAAAGTCTCCTGAATTAATTGAGGGGCGTTAAGCGCCAGCCTGCTGTCGGAGCTTGTTGGCGAGTGCGGGGTTCTCCCGTGTCACTCGCATCTGCTCAGTCAGGTTGATGCTGCCTTTTGCCCATGGATTGTTCTGCGGAGCTCCGCTGCCGCCAGCGCTGCCGTTCGGCCTCGAACCGGAACCCGATGTGCCAGTGCCCTCGAACAGCGCGCTAAAGTCCGGATCGGCTTTCAGCTCCTGCACGAGTTCGCGAATGCCCATGTCCTTGCCGTCTTTGGTAAGGCGAACCTCACCATCCTCATCGAGGACCCGGACGGCGTACTGACCGTTCTCCTTGACGAACGAGAGCTTGTTGAGCACGTAGGGAAGAAGAGGCTTGATCTTGCCCTTCTCCTCAGCGAGGGCCGCTTTCGCAGCGGACTCCATGAGGTGAGACTTCAGGGTGCTCTCCATCGCGGCGAGCTCCTGATCCTTCTTGGCAAGTGCCTCTTGCGAGGCTTTCTCAAGTTCCTTCTTAATCTTTTCGATCTTGCCAGCGCTGTCGCCCTTTTCATCGATCAGCTTCTGGAGCTTATCGATCTCTTCGGCGTGCTTGGCTTCAATCGTGGAGAGCTTTTCCTTGACCTCTTCCGGAGAACCTCCAAGGTCGGCCCAGGCCTTCGCATCGCGCGAAGCATCCTTGGCGCGGGAGCGCTCCTTCTCAATGGTCTTTGCGAGCTTGTCGATCTTCGAGAAGAGATCATCTTCAAGCTTAAACTCACCGTCGTCTTCAACGTAAAGCGCACGGTATTTTTCGGGGACAGAGTTCAGATCTGCCACCGTCAAGGGAAATTCAAAAGGCATGGGTTATCGTTACCTCTACGGGCTTCGCGCCCGCGGTTCGCCGCTGGCCTCGCGCCAGCAACACTTGGTTGAAAGAGAGGACCTGGCTGCCCATCGCAGGCGGTCAGGATTTGCAGTGGGGGGTATTAAGGACTTGCGGAAACCGCAGAACGTCCGTTAGGTGGTCAGTGTGCCGTTGTGGTACAAAATCGTCCACTTGGCGCCCGTCCATTCGAGAAGAGCGTAGTCACCAGCAGCGTCGAGCGTAAAGGCCGTGGCGCCGCCGGGGGTCATGCCAACGATCAAACCTTCTTCGACGTTGGTGACTGCAATCCCAATCTTGTCGGATGCATGGGTCCGGGTCAGGAACCAGAGCAGCTTGCGCTGGCCAGGGTATTCGCCGGACGGCATCGTAACCGTCTCGGTTCCTGCGGAACCGGACGAGACGAGATTGGTTCTATATTCTGTAAGTGTCATAGCCGTAGGGGCTACACCGGTTGTGACGGTGTCAGCCATAGGCACGGTCCTGAGGTAGTCCGTGTCGAGTTCGTCCGGGCGGCCCCAGAGCAAACCGGATAGACCAAATTTCATTCAATGATCTCCGCTAGAAAGCCCATCGGGGCCTTCTCGGACCGATGGATCTCATTGCCTTCATGGTCGAGCAGCCCGGTAAAGACATACTCGTCGCTGTCATAGACGGTGAGGTCCTTCACCATGGGAAGACTGTCGTCATCCCAATCCTCAACGTCGAATGCTTTTGGCTTCATCACGACGTAACGCATGCGAAACCTCTCGGAGGTTACGGGTTAGGATTTGCGTTGTTCGCGATCAGCTGAAAACTGCCATCCTGCGCGGCCACATGGTCGGAAGTGTAGGCGTGCCACTCGACTGGGCCTGGGTCTGCTACATGGCTCTTCCAAGACGCGGTGAAGACACCCTCACCCTCGGAAGTCATGTTGATGGTTTCAGTTTGTCTGGCGCCGCCAGTTAGGAACGAAATGCGCAGCATAGCTGCAGTCGGCGCCATTGGCTGTCGGTTGATATCAAGGAAAGTGACTTCAAAGAAGATTTCATTCCCGCGTGCTATATAGAGGCTCATGTCAGACTATCCGAACCTCCGTTTCTGGGGCCGTCACTTTCGCTGTAACAATGCTGCCCCTTACTTGGGCGCTTGCGCCATTTGGCGTGACATTTGCTTCAACAAACGAGCTCTTGACGGAGACCTTGGTACGGCTTGCCGCCACCTTGGTCTTGATGAGATCTGACGGATTGCTCCACCCGCACTGGACGCAAGAGATCCATGCCTCAGCGCTGGGAGCGCTGAGCTTAGCCAGGCCAAGTCCACTCTTGATGGACACCTTGGCATCGGTTGGGACAATCTTTGTCTGGACAATCGTGCGCCCAATGGAGGCCAACGTGATGTTAGCCATCACCTTGGTCTGGACAAACTCTGCCGGGTTGCCCCAGCCGCACTTGAGGGTCGAGCTGGCGACCATCCTGCAACTGAAGGCGTAGATCTTATTGGCCTCAGCTACGAGAGCTGAGTTCGCCACCAGATCAGCAGATCTTACCCACTGCGCATCCCACGAGCTTGACATACTCGAGAGCGCAGCAAGAGAAGCAGCAGCACTTCTGTTGCGGGCTGCTGTGGCTGACGCTGTCGCAGAGGCCTCAAGGGTCGCTTCTGCGAACCTTCCGACAAGCGCATTGCACGTCAGAGATGCAGAAACAGATAGCGCCGCGGACCTGCCGCGGACCCTAGACGCTGATACGGTAACCGTAGCGGCTGTTGCCAGCGTTGCGGTTCCGTACTTGACTGAAGCTTCCTCGGCCCACGCTCCAGTAGACCATGTCCCGGGAGCCCATGAACCAGGAAGCCAAGCTGTCATGTCGGCCCCCAGCTATCGCCGGACACGCCGGTCCCTTTGAGCTGCCGGTTATTGACCTGCTCGACGTTGACCGGGATCGGCGTACCGCTTTCGAGGCTCGACCGAACCGCCGTCGCAATCTCGGACGGCGTCGGGCCGCTGCCGGTTGCCACCGTTTGCGTCAAGGACGACACGGAGCGGGTAATCAGGACGTTGAAGGCCCCGAGCGTCGGGGTAAACACCGGCAGCGCCGGGTTCTCGCCGTATAGGTTGCCCGAGACCGTCAACTCGTGGTTCGCCTCTTGCGGGCGGATTTGCCAGCCGTCGACGTTGTTCAAGAAGTAGTAATCGCCCGCCGCAACGCCGCCGCCCAAAGGGTCGCCGCCGATGGTGCGGAAGGCCGGTGGGAAAGACGCGTTCCCGGCCGCGACCCATTCCTTCCACTTGGAGTAAAGGTCGGACGCGGCAAAGGCCGTCGTCCCGAGGGTCAAGACGATCAGCCGGTTTGCGCCGTCGAATTGATAGCCCACGGGTCAACCTCAAGCGTTTGCATATTGCCGGTCCAAAATCTGCTGGACGGGGATGCTGACGTTTCCGCCGGACATATTGATCGCAAGCAGACGGGTGTTTTGATAGCCCAGCGCCAGGATCGAAATATCAACCGAGGGATACGAGCCAGCGTCGATCTGCGTCGTGAACGTCCCCGAGGTCACATCCTCCTGCCCGGCAATCTGCGTGGTCGTTCCCGCCTGGAATACCCGGACCTCCGTCGGGTTCTTGAGGCCCGTCAGCGTCAAGGTGTTCGTATCCAGCGGGTACTGGTTCGTCGATTGCGCCGCCGAGGTCGTCACCGTATCCAAACGGATGTTCGTCAGGAGGTTGCCCGCGTTCGCAACCGAGCAGGTCGCCCTGATCTTGAGCTTAATGCCGACCGCCGGATCAATGGCGCCGACGTTGTTCCAGTTCGTCTGGTTCAGCGTCAGCCAGGAGCCGTTATACCCGGCGCCTTCATCCCACTGAAATTCATACGTCAGGTTGCCGGTGTTCGTGCCCGTCAAGGTCGGAGCGGTGTTCGCCGCCGCCGTATGCCCCTTGATGAAGTAGGGCGTCTCCCACGTCACCTGATCGTTCAAGGCCGTCAAGGCAACCTGCCCCGACGAGTTGAACTTCGGAGTGCCTCCGGTAATCGCGCATTGCGCCGCCGTTCCGACCGTGGGTTCGTTGCAGAGGATTTCGATGCGGCCCGCGGTCGTCGAGGTAAACTTGTCGACCCAGTGCGTGCCGTAGACCGAAACCTGCCCCGCCGTGCCGCCGGTCATGCCGATAGAACGAAGGGTCGAGTTAAGCGCAGGAACGACCGTCGTGTCGGCGTAGTCGCCCTTGACGTTCTCCACCAGGATGTTGTTATCCGAGTTCAGTGTCGCGAAGACGTTCGAGCGGGTGTTCGAGCAGTAAAGCCGCTGGAGCTTGTGCCCGTCATTGTTGCCGCCGAGGTTGACAATACACGCGGCGGCGTTGGCAGACCCGAGGTTCAGGGGCGACGCATAGGTTCCGATGTTGCGGACCTTGCAGTCGTAGCACGAGGTCAGGTTGACGATCCCGAGGTACGGGTGGACGTTGGTCAACCCGAGGAAGTCAACGCCGTTGATGACGCAGTCCGAGCAACCGATCTGCAAGTCGATGGCATAATTGGAGTTCGACGTACCGGTCGTGCCGCTAAAGCCCTCCGCGTAACGCAAGTTCGTCCAAGTGCAGCGCGCGTTGGTCGTGCCGTAGAAACGGCCGCCGATCACGACGCAGTCCGTCCAGACGCAGTCCTGGCACAAGGACGTCAACCACGTTCCGGTTGTCGCGTTGCCTCGGTTGAGGAGGGTCTGCGACTTGACGTTCTGAAACGTGACGCCGGTATAGTTGAGGACTTGGCACACGTAAGCGCCGGACGCCGCCAGCGAGAAGCGGGCGAACAGGCAGTTCTTGACCGTCCCGCCCGCGAAGCACGAGTTCCCGTTGAACGCCAAGTTCAACTGCGCCTGCGTCGGCCCCACAATGACGTTGTCCACGTCAAGGGGCGAGGCGATTTCCTGCATAATCAGGGTATCGTTGAAGGCGCTGTTATAGACCTTCGCGCGGTACGCCTGGAGGAAGTTGCCGTACCATTGAAAGACGGCGTGCGAGATGTTGATGTCGCCTGCGGCCGTGGTCACGAACTCTTGCCGCGTACCGAGCGACGAGTTCGGCAAGACACGCGGGCCGGAACCCGAACCAGCGGTGCGGGTGCAGCACGTCAGGATCACGTTCGGAATGCGGACCCGGCAGCCCGTCGGCGGCAAAAAGCCGACGTTGTTCGTGCCGTCCGATCCGATACGAATACCGGAGGTCGTCTGCCAGACGATCTTGCCGCGCTCGTCCGTCGGGATCGAGGACAGGGCCACAATCGAACCGGCGCCCGCAAAGCGCTCGTAAACGCCGGAGCCAGCCGCCGTCTCAATCCACACGCCCGGGAATACACCGGCCACGGTCGCGGTCGTCGGGCAAGGCAAAACCTGCCCGCGCGTTCCGTTCGTCGTGCCGAGTTCAAACCAATCGCCAACGACCTCAAAGGCACCGATACGGGGAACCGTAATCTGTGCCGTGTCCGCGCCGCGTACCTCAATCCAGCCGACTACGTCCGCGCCGGTTGCCGAGGCGCCAATGCCTCCCAAAGCACCGGCCGCGAAGTTGCCGCCCGTCTTGTTCTTGACCTTGATGAACCCGGTCGCGGGCATTGCCGCGCCGGAGGCCGTCGGTTCCGCTTGCCAGCCGGACCAAACGCCAAGGAAGTAGGCACTGACGCCGCCCTGGGTAATCGACGTGCCGATGGCCGGGACGTTGCCCGTGCCGGTGTTATACGGGATCACCCGGACGTTCGTGCCGTCGATCTTGAGCTTGCCGCCGACGCCCGAGAAGGTGACGGTGTCAAGCGAACCGAAGGCCGCCGAATGGTTCGCGCACTGGTAGCTGTCCGTGTCGATCAGGAGTGTTGTGTTGTTGCTGATCGCGTAGCTGTCCAGCGTCGCGTTGGTTGAGCCGCCGGTTAGAGTGTCCCAGTTCGTCGTTGCGCCGCCGTTGACGGTAAAGGCTGTCATGCGCGGCCCTCATTCAAGTGCTTGATTACGTTGCGTAATTGCGCTCAAGAGCGGCAACGAGCGCGACGCTGTTCGAGGTCGTGCGTTGAAGCGTACCGGTCGCCTTCACGTACTGGCCCGTCGCAAGCCCGATGCCGACAACCGTAATCGCCGCGTCCGTTGCGGCGGTTCTACCGCCCTGGACGTTGGTGTCGTAGGCGAACTGCTTCTGGATCGAGGACGCGCCGCCGACGTTGCCCGTGATCGGGTTGCCGTCCTTGTCGTTGACGATAATAGCCCCGGCCTCGCCGAAGTCGTTCCCGGCGCCGGGGAGGGTTGTGAAATAAACCCAGTATTTCGCAGACGCGTCGTTCTTGAGGTTGTCGCCGAAGTTGAGCGTCAGCACGGCGTTGTACGGATAGGTCCGCTCGGCCCCGGTGTTGTCCTTGAACACGAGCCGGGTTTCGTCGACCGACTGGTAGTTCGAGATGTAGACGCCGGTTCCGCCGCCTTCCGGGTTCGCCGCGTTCTTGGTCTTCAAGGTGTCGCCGACGAACTCAAGAAGCTCGTCTTGAACCTTGCCGATCAGCGAGGAGGCGCCCGCGTTGATGTCGACGTTCTGGCGTAGCGACCACTGGACGAACTGGTAAATCTGTTCGGCCGTGCCGCCGTTGCCGTCAATGATAATGCCGAAGTTTCGGTTTTGCCCGCCAATCGAAATGGCCTGCGGCGTGTCGTAGTAGGTAATCGACATGCCGGAGTAGGGCGCAACGTCCGCCGTCCCGTCCGAGTTGGCGTCAATCGCCGTGTCGAGCACGGAAATCTTGATCGCGTCGGACGAGGTCGAGATCGGGAACCGGTACGCCTGCGCGGCCATCGTGGTAACGCCGATGTCGGTCAGCGTCGCCTTGCCGTACTTCTGCGCCTGCTCGCGGCCGAACAGCGCAAAGTAAGAGCGCCGGTCGTAATCCGAACCCTCACCGACGTTGCCGTCGCCGTCATCGTCCCGGTAAATCTGGACGGCTTGGTTCACCTGACCCGTCAACTGGACGTTAATCGGAGAACCGCCAGCGACCTGCTGGTAATAGAGCTGGTCGTTGCTCTCAATCGCACCGAGGCCGATGATACCAGCCCACATTTGCGTCGTCGCGCCGGAGGTGTTCTTAACGGTCCACCCGGCGTCGCGGATAAGATACCGCGCAGCGTCGTTGAAGAGGTCCCAGCCCTCGACGAACTCGAACGCCTCGTCGGTAATCGGAACCATCGGAAACGGGAACGCCGCGAGGTTCTTCGTGTGCGGGTCGTTCTTCCACTCTTCCTTCAAGAAGGAATAGAGGGCTTTCAGCGTCACGCCGTTCGTATCTTGAACGCCCGTGTTCGACAGGTTGCCGGTGACGTTGAGCTTGATCGTCTTGGTCGAGGTATTGATATAAACCTCGGTTGTGCCGTTGTCCGTCGCGCCGTCAGTGAGCAGGTCGGGATCGGTAATCTTAGGCATGTGGGCTTCTTCCCTTGCAACTCAATCAGATCAGCCGGAATTCTGAACCGACCATCCTCAAATCAGCGGGTCCTATTAGAGCGGCATGGCACACGGTAACGCGATACAGCGGGCCTTCGAGGTCCCGCTGCCAGAAGATCAGGAACTTGTTCAGCTCCGGAAAACCAGGAGCCAAGTCATAGTCCTGCCAGATGTACTCTTGGAGGATCGAGTGCGCGTCTGGGAGCCGATAAAGGATACTCGCTGTGGTCAGGCCGTAGCCACGAACCTGAAGCAAGAAATCCCGGTCGGTCATGGGGCCGGGGGAGCTAGGTAGCGCTTACGAAAGCGCTGACGACGCGAAGCGTGGATCCAGTGCCATTGACGTAGTCTTCGGATGAGTTTCATGTAACCCTCCATGCCAACACCGTCGCCAGCTCGACGGCATAGGGATGGAGGCGGCGCCCGAAGGCGCCGCACCCAAATTAGTAGGTCTCGCCAGCAGGCGCTTCAGGGGCGGGTTCCACAGGAACCTCAGCCGGAGCTTCTGCAACCGGTGCGGGGACCTCAGCGGGAGCCTCATAGACGGGGGCTTCCACAGGGGCTTCCACGGGGGCAGCAACCGTGTTCTCAGCCACAGCAGCGGCGAGCTTGTCGCCGTAGCTGTCGAGCTCAGAGACGAGGCTGTCAACCATTGCGGGGTCAACGCCAGCCTTCTCAAGCTTGGCCTTGAGGTCGAGGATCTCACCACGGAGACCGCCGATAAGAGCAACCGCGGATGCAACCACGTCGCCCTGCTCGCGAACCTTCGCGGCAAGAGCTTCAAAGTTAGCCATTATATTGTTCTCCAATTCATTGATGCGCGCTTGTAGGCGCTGCTCGAAGAGGTACGGGCCGAAGATGAAGTCAATCAGCATGGCCCCACCATTATACAAGGTGAATGTGTCAGCCTCAGTTCAAAACGATGTCCAAGGCACCAGAAGAAATCGTCAGGGAGTCGCCCACAGACATATCGACAGGCGAACTCAGCGCGCCATAAGCAAGGCAGTTGCCGTTTGAGGGGGCATCCCACACCGAGATGTGAGTGATCTCACCCCAAGGAGTGCCGGTGTTCGGCCCGAATGTCAGTGCGGTTGAATTCGAGGCCTCATTCCCGGAGACGGTCAACGTCGTAGACTGGCGAGCATAGCCATTTCCAGAAAGTTCGCCGACAGCACCAGTCTCGGTCGGGTCAGCAGTGTGCAGAGCCGTGTACCAAGTTGTTGGGCGGGCGGCGGCGCCGTTCGTAAACAACCAGGTCAGGGCAAGGTTCTCAGCGTGATTAGTGAACGCTGTCATAAAGTGCTCTCCAAGCGCCCATGAGCCATCCGCCCCTTCGGGAAGATCGGCGCAAAGGCGGAAAAAATTCTAGGAAAGCGAGAGGCGCTGGAGGGGACAACGCCCCCCGCACAGTTGGCAAGAGGGCGTTTTACTTGCCCAAATGCAGTATTGCGCTGGCTATACTTATTCCAGCTTAGTAATAATAGTATAGTTTACGCCCGGCGTCAAGCAATTTTATTGCTGAACAGCAACGGGCCAGAAGTGCCCAGCTACTATTCCAACAAAAAGCCCAAGTATAAATGGCAGGAGTGGCCATCTTTTACTCCACTCTACTACCTTAAAGGACAGGGATTTTGTCCCCGGCGTCAGGTAACAGTAGAGATCTAGAGTAAGCCAGACCGCGACCGTCAGGCCGATAACCCATTCCCACATCATGGGGTCAGGGCTACCTTCTGAGCGACAAGGCTGTTGTTGCCGCTCTTGGTCGGGCTTTCCGGGGCATTAGAGCTGTACGGGGCCCTGCCCTTGGCCGCCGCCTTGTTGCGGGCGTTGTTGATCTCTTGGAAGGTGTTCGTGATGTCCATGCCCTTATTGGCGTTCTTCTCGGACGCCGTCAGGGGAACGGTCGGGAGTTCCGCGGAGACCGTGAACGGGATCCGGCCATTCTGCCACTCGAAGTCGAGCTGGGCCTGCTCTTCGTCGGCGTCGAACTCCGGAGAGAGAGTGCCGCGGCGCTTGAGCTCTTCCCAGAAGGTCCTTCTCGAGATCTCACCCGTGATGCGCGAGCGGATAAGGGAGTCGATCTCAGCGGTGTCGCGGATCGACAGGTTGAAGTCTCGGTTGACCTTGATCTGCTTGTCGAGGGTCGGTTCGCGGTTCAACCAGCGCTCGGTGAAGTCAGCCGCCCGGATGAGAGCATCCTCAAGGTTCATTGCCAAAACCTGAACCGCGGAGTACACGCGCGTCTCGTCGAGAGCGCGCGATGTGGCGGTCACGTTCTGATACTTGCCGACGATGGGCTGCAGACCCAAGATCCGCATTTCCTCTTTTAGGTCGTCGAGGTCCTTCCGTCCGGCTTCGATGGCATCGCCTTTGGGTTCGACATAATACCATTTGCCGTCCGCAGCCTCGGTGATAAGCACTCGAGACGGGCCAACGGTGATCTCACTTTCGGACGTTCCACCAGCACCAGCGCAAGCCAGCATCGGGAACCGGGCAAACGAGAGGATGTTTCTCTGGTCAGAAGCCGACTGCCAGTGCTCGACCTGTTTGTAAGCAAGGTCGATGAAGAGGGGTCTCACTTGGAAGCCGGTTTTTCTTTTGCCGAACCAGACCGGGACAACGGGCACTTCGTCCGTGATTGTCATCGGGCCCGAGTCTTCGATCTTCCACTCGCCCTTCTCTTTGATCCAGACCTCGTACTCTCCGGGCTTGTAGACCCGGATCCGCTCGACGGTTTCCTCCTCGTACTCTTCATTGATCCGAGTGGTCGTCTCTTTGTAGCGGAAGTGATAAATCTTCTCCCGGTCCCCAACGATCTCTGTATAACAGGCGACGACGTCATCGGCCCTTATCATCGTCCAGTAGGGGCGCAGGGCTGCTTCCGTCTCAGACTTCAGGGTCCCGTCCGTGCTGTTTTTTGAATAATCGACGAGAATGAAGCCGAGACCCAGCAACCCACCATCATCTGATAGGATGCGGGAGAATTGGGTGATGTCGTTCCCAAGGAGGTCGATGTTCTTGAACAGCTCTTTCAAGTCGTCAGGGACATTATCCCCGACCTGGACGTCCTTGCGGAACGGCAACGCGACAGCGTTGCGTACAGCATCTTCGAGGTAGTTGGTGAGGACAGACCGTTTCAGGCGGTTCTCATACGTCGTGTCAGACTCACCATCGTACTTGGGGAGATAAGTCTCCCCCTGAGATCTCATCTCGGTCGTGCCGCCCATGATGGAGCGCAGCAACAGCCAGTCTTCCGACATCGCTGCGAAATCCGAGGCAAGCTTGGATGGGTCGATTGCCATTTACCACACCATCTGGACGGAGGCTGCGCCTGCGCGCGCCTCACTGAGTTCGTTGAACGCATCGGACGCGGCATCGACTTGGTCGTCGTGGCGCCCGTTCGGGAATGTGCAGAGCTCGCCGAGGAAGTCTTCATTCCAAGGGGCTCGAAGCATGCGGATGTTTCCGGCTTCACACTGAGAGGCGAAGGGGCCCGCTCGAGTTTCTTTGTCGCCTGTGGGCCGGTTGAACTTGACCCGGTACCCGGTCAAAGACCGTGCGAGGTAAGAAACCTGAGCCTTGCCCGCGGACCCGGGGTCTTGGGGAAGGACAACAGTCGTATTCCGGCCATCGAGGAGGGCGGTCGCCTTGATCTGGCGCTCCACTTCACCGGGTGTGGCTCGGAACCGAACGATGTCTTCGACGTAGAGGAAGCCCTCTTTGTCCCGAGACATCAGAACGCCAACGGTCCAGTCCGGGTCGAAGCCGGTCAAAGACCCGGCAAGATCCCAAGCCCGAACCCTTACTCTGTTCGGAGGGAGCTGTTCGCAAACCCGGATCCAGTGCCGTTTGAAGAGACCACCTTCACGGGGTGCGGGTCTCTGCTGAACCTGACCAGCATAGGCATAGGCACCGAGGGACTTTCTCAGTTCCTCGATTTCGGTCCGGGTAATGTGGGTCGGCCAGAGCAGATCTCCGGCCTCTTTTCTGGGGTCGTCCTTCCAGACATGGGGGTGGTTCGGCTCGAACTCCGCTGGAAGGCAAAGATGCTCATACCCCAGCTCTTCGGCCAGGATGTAACCAGAAACATCCCGTTCGTGGACCCGCTGCATGACGACAACCATGGCGCCGCGGCGGGGATCGTTGAAACGGGTGGGAAGGACTTCGGCAAACCAGCGCACGGTTTCTTCCCGGACCGTTTGGCTTTCGGCCTGTTTAACATTGTGGGGGTCGTCGACGATCAAGATGTCGCCGCCTTCACCGGTCGCCATACCGCCAGTTGAGGTTGCAACCCGGTACCCACCCTTCACGAGGTCAAATCTGGACTTCGACTTCTGATCTGGTGAAAGTCTTACCCCGAACTGCCGCTGGTAAATCGAGGTCTGCACCAGCTGACGGGTGCGCAAGCTGTCACGAAGAGACAGGCGGTCAGAGTAAGAGGCACAAAGAAACCGCGCGCCCCGTCCCATTGTGGGGAGGGCGTAGCCGTCAGAACCCTTCATGGGGTCTTGGATCCAAGTCCATGCTGGCCAGAAAACCGAAACCACCAGCGACTTCGCATGGCGGGGCGGGATGTTGATCAGGAGGCGTCTGATCTCGCCGCGGTTTACCGCTTCGAGATGGTCACAGATCGCATCAATGTGCCAGTTCGACCGGAATTCGCGCGGCTCGATCCAGTTCCATGCCCAAGGGAGGAAGGCGCGCAGGCTGCGCTTGGCAAGCTGCGCTTGTACCTTCTCAAGAGTCGAGGCGCGAAGGCTTGGAGGGATCGAGCGAGCTATTGAGCTCGCGTCCAAGGGCTTCCAGCTCCTCTGTTGAAAGGGCCGAGAAGTCCTGGGTGTCGTCCTGCTTCTGAGGCGCCTCCCCCTTCTCGACGTAACCGCGCTGCTTACCCTGGGTCTTCAGGTAAAAGATGATGGCGGTCATATTCCCGTCCTTTACCTTCTTGATCAGTTGGCTCTCCGCGAGGTCCAGGGTCTCTTCGCGGGTCTGGATGATGAGCTCCTGAAGGGTCGGGTACCGCCTCACATACCCGTTCAGGGTCGAGCGGGAACAGTTCAGGATCCGGGCGGCGTCGGCTTGAACGCCGCCAGCCGCCGAAAGGGCCTCTGCAACCTGATCCACGGTAAAACTCTCGCGGACGTCGGTCCTAGACCCCTTCAAATCGTTCTTCCAGTTCACTGTATTCTTGGCCATGGTTGCACATTATACCCTCCGTGAACAGAAAAAGCAAGAAAATTACTCTTGACACGTCCTAACCGTGTCTAAAGTTACAAAATAGGGGGTCCCCCATTTACTATCGGCAGAAATCCTGTATTCACAGGATGCAAGCAGAGAGGGACCCATGGAACTGGAAATCGAATACGAGCCTACCCCGGCCTTTAAGGAAGCCTACAACAAGCTGATTGAGGCCATTGAGAACCTGGAAAGGGTCCAAGGGGGTGAAATAGCAGCCATAACCAAGACCGAGATGGGCTGGGTTATTACCGCGGGTTTCTCCGCGGAGGGGTTCAATGCGTTCGGGTACACCAGCGGGCTTAAGCCGAGGAATTAGCATGCAATTTGACGAATACTACCTCGAAATCGGGGACTTTTTCGCCAAGTGGTTCCCGGACGGGATCACTCAGACGGCCGCCGAGGCCGCCGCAAGGGCTCTGGAGCGGGAATTGGAGCCCCTGAGGGTGAACTTTGAGGTCAAAGCCGGAGCCCCGACAGAATTTAGGATGGCCATCCATAAGGATGATCAGCTGAAGCTGCTGACGTGGGTCCGGGAACAGAAGATGGCGGTCACAGAGCTACCAAAGGTACGGGGGTTCGCATGAGCGAGCGGTTCATGGCGAAGGTGTCGCCAGAGCCGATCTCCGGGTGCTGGCTTTGGACAGCGCACTGCAACCGGGGTGGATATGGCGTCCACTCTGTCGGGAAGAAGCTCATTCTTGCCCACAGGTTCTCCTGGGAGATGAGGCACGGCCCAATCGAGGAAGGAAAGTACGTGCTTCATTTCTGCGACCAACCTTCTTGCGTGAACCCGGACCATCTCTGGCTTGGCACTAAGGCTGAAAACAACCGAGACAGGGCCATAAAGGGCCGGTCTAGCCGCGGGGCGCACAGGAACACCTCAAAGCTCTCCGAGACCCAGGCGCTGGAGATCAGAAGGCGGGCTCTGGCTGGTGAAACATTGGCCAGTCTTGGGAGGGAGTTCGGGGTCACCTGGCAAACGGTTCAGGGCATCAGAAACGGCAAATACTGGCACTGGTTGCCAGACATTGAGAGGGGAGCAGCATGACACATCTGGTCCACGAACACTTCTTTGGCCGGTTTGAGGTCAAGAAGCCGCCAAAGCATCGCGACGGGTCGGCGCTGGCATTGTGGATTACGCGCCTGATCGACCACATTGGCATGGAGCGGCTGAACGGCCCGCACCTGTCCTACGTCTCAGACCCTGGAAACGTGGGCTGGACGGCTGTCTGCATCATCAAGACCAGCCACATGGCGATCCACGTCTGGGAAGAAATCGGGGTTATTCAGGTCGATTGCTACTCATGCTCGACGCTGGACCCGGAGAGGGTCATTGAGATGATGGCTGAGTTCGAGCCCACAGAGTGGGAGTGGTACTTCTACGACCGGGACAAGCCTATGCGCCTGCTTAGGACAGGCGGTGGTGAAAAACCGGCCTCGGTAAAGTGGGGTGGTGCATGACTACCTCCTCCTCTTCTAACGGCAAAAAACCCAACCCCCTGTCCCCAGCTTCACTGTCCCCAGAGGACCTCACGGACCTTCTCGAGATGATGTCAGCTCGGAGGGCGGCGCTGAACGCCGCCCAAACCCTCTTGGATGACACCTATCCGGGTCTGAAGGCGGAGTATTCCATGACGGGTTTTCAGATTTCCGGACCGATGACCCAGCTCAACCGCCTGAAAGAGGACTTCGAGGCCTTCCAAGAGAAGAAGGAGAGCAAATGAAGCTCTACTCCACAGGGCTTTGGCTCATTGCCTGGTTTCTCTTCGTCGCGTGGCTGGTTGCAGGCGACCAGTGCGCAAAAAAGGACGGCAAGCTGGCTGGGTTCACCTGCATCAAGAAGGAGGTCGTTCTCAAATGAAGCGCTACTTGATGGGCATGGACGCCAAGTATGGCCCCATGGAAGCGGTGATCACCGAAGACAAAGAGATCAGGATCGAAACAGGCGGGGTGGCTATCACCATGACCTTGGATGAGTTCTGGATCGTTCAGAGGTGGGTTGGGGCCATCGAGCACAAGCTGAACGAGTGGAACTCATGATCGACATCATCGCAAAGGCCCTCCATGCTGCGGACGGGAAGGAGATTGCCGAGGTTTTTGGGGAGGACCCGGAAACCTGGGAGACCTCAGAACATAAGCACGTCTACCGGATGCAGGCCCACTACGTGCTGGATGCCCTCCGGGAGGCCGGGTACGTGGTGTTTTACCGCCCTGAGTACATTTTGGACCCGAACCCGCCGAAGGAGGGCGCATGATCAATAAGCAAACCACATATTACACCCAGTTCCGTGACACCTATGGGCATGTGATCTATGTCGAGGGCGCCGAGGGTGGCGCCTCGATCACTTGTGACGGCAAGAACCTCAGGCTCCACTGGGGTGACTGGGACGAGCTTTATCGGATCCTCAACGAGATTAAAGCGGAGTTGGGGAAGTGAGCGCGTACACCGTCCTTCTCCTCTGTCGGGTCCGCGGATCCAACTACTACATCGTCTTCCCGAGCTACGGGAAGGTGTCAGACGAGCATCACGACTACTTCGTGAACGAGCACACCTGCCCGGCAAACCTCATCCGACACCCCTGCCTCTACATCGGGGAGGACAAAATCAACGATGACCCCCATGGGATGCTCGAATTCGTGGATGTGGCCGAAATCCCGGAGGATTTCGACCTCACATTTGGCCTCCCACAGAGAGGGCAGGGCATAGACGCCGATGACGAGGACTGGACCAAGATCTTTCCCTGCATCTCAGAGCTCAAAAAGAGCGCTGAAGTCCGCAAAAGGGAGGCTGACGAGGCCTTGAGCCAGCAAATCGACATCGCCTTCAAGCGTGACGAGGAGGAGATAAAGGCGGTGGCCCGGAAGGCCATCGCCACCATCTGCGAGAAGTCAGGGATGGAGCTCTACGACAGCGTTTGTGGGCCAATGATCCGGGTAAAAGACCCGAACAGGGACCCCCTCACCAAGGCCGAGGCTATCCTTCAAGACCTAGCTGACTGCGCTGGGTCCTGTCAGCATGAGCCCTGCATCTGCAAGGAGGTGTGGGAGGCCATTAACCTGATCCGAGAGGCCAGGAAATGACCCGTGAAGAAGCTATCGAGCGCTTCAACGCCAAGATGCCGAAGTCTGGGGCGTGCGTGGATGTCGCCGTTTACACGCGCTGGGCTGTGCAGGCCATGGTTGAGGTGATGGCAGAGGCTATCGCTGAGAAGACAGAGCCCAAGGGTAAAACCTCATCCGAGATGACCCCGGAAGAGTGGGATGAATGGTGGAAGAAAAGCGGGGAGCTGTTCCTGTGACCGACCAGATCCTGAAGTTTTGCTTCCCACCGGAGGAGAGACCCATGAGCATACCCACCGTCGCCGTCTACAACCATGAAAACGAGCTCCTGCACGAGCAGGGCGTGGTTTTCGGACCCGGAGAACACACCGACACCCACTGGGTCTGGGAGAACAAGCACGGGTTTGAGTTCAAAGCCCAGTCACAGCCTGCTTACGGGTACATCAAGTTCGATGGTGTTCCACTTCTGAAGGTGGAACTCACCCTAGACGGTGAGTTCAACCCCGAACAATACGTCCACTTCGCCAAGGGAGCTATCACAGCTGAGGAGCTGAAGGTTTGATTAAGGGGACCTACAAGGCCGAGAACCCGGACGACATCGAGTTCACCCTCACCATGACCATGACCATGAGTGAATGGAAGCACCTCCGCAACCAACTTGATGATACCTGGCCCGGACATCGGGTCCGGGCCATGATCCTCAACATGATTTGGGATGCTGAGAAGGTTTTCACCGCCACAGCTGATGCTGAAACCCGAAAGAGGGATCCTCACAGTCATGAGGATTAGGGCTGGTTTTGTGGTTGGTGACAGCGAAATCCTTACGATCTTGGTTACTGGCTCAGCATCTTCTGATCCCACCACTCCCTAGCGGTCTCACAGTAGCCGTCCTTGTTTTGCGGGCAGTCGCCAGGTCTGCCGACCTTGGCTTCTGCCGGTGCTGCAATCACGAGTGCCAGTAGTGCAAGTGCAAGTTTCATGGGTTACCTCCTCCCATGTACATGGTGATGGGGAACCGGACCCTCAAATTGATATACCGGGTGTATTTGATAGGATGTACCGATGAAGACTGTCGGATACGTGAGCCTCATATCCTACGATTTGTATCAGTGGGCCAAGAAGTAATGGTTTGGATCATAGCCAAGGCAGACGAGGTTGGGTTTGTGTATGCCTTTAAGGGGGACCCAACCCCAAAAAAAGCCTACGCCCTATGGAAGAGCGGGGCCGCCTACTGCGGCCACCGCCTCCGCTTCATAAAACTGGTCAGAACTATGGAAGAGGCCTATGATTGGTGCGTTAAAAACAAAACCCACGTCTGCTTTGAAGACACATCAGGCTTCAATGCATAAGCGCATTACATGGACAGAAGAGGCTGAAACCCTACTCGAAGCCCTCATACGCAGGGAAGGGGATGCCCCGTCACAGTCAGAAATGCTCAGAAGGCTCGTTTACCGGGCTTCAGACCTCCCAGACCCACCCAGACCCCTCCAGGGCAACCCAAAACTTCGTAAAAACAAGCCCGAAATCTCCCAACTAGGCCTCCGGGCGGGGACCCAGTCCATAATTTTAGGGATGGGGGTGTCAACCGTAGACCAACTCCGCCAGTTAGACCTAAAAACCCTGCCCAGTGCAGCACGCCGAGAGGTGGAGCGGGTTCTCTCCGAGCTCTAGGGAGCCTCTCCGAGCTCTAGCGAGGTTGTCGGAGCTGTAAGTAGGTTGCATGAGCATGTTATCTTAATAGATCTCTGTTAGGTTGGTGGCTCTGATGGGGTTCACGCCCCATTTCCGTGAACGGATAATGCGTCATCATACAATCCGACATCAGATCGTCAGAACAAATCATAAGTTATAAAGGTCAGAGCACTGATGATTGTCCATCAGTACACGTCACAATCCAGACAATGGACGATGATCAGTATAGATCAGATTGGTTCGGATCATCAGGGATCAGAGGATCAGAGATCATAACCAGGACGTGAACGGATCATCAGTGGGGTCCGGGTTTACACTGATAGTCGGCACACGGTAGAGCCGTGAGGGTAGACAGATCATCAGATCACATCCGATCTGTAAGGATCAATCAATCATCAGTATAATGAACAGTGTACGGAGCAGATGATGGTCCTGGTACTGAACAGTACACAGAGCAATGGATCGTCAGTGTAATGAACAGTGTAAGGATGACTGATCGATCCGTGTACGTGGGAAGCCAACAGACAATCAGTAGACGGTGGTGCGGGGTGCCGCGCACATATAGAGAGAGGGTGCTAGGTACCGGGACGGCCCCGACGGGGTAACGCGATGGTAACAAATTATCACAAAGACGTGATGAGGCCAGGTAACGCGGACATCACAGATTATCACAAAGACGTGATGAACCTGGTAACGCTTTCGTGATTGAGCGTGATCGTTTCGTGATTGGAAGTATGGCCATGGATGTGGGATATTGAAATGGTCAGGCGGCGATGACGCCAAGCAACAAGCCTGACGGGGTGACAACCCGCACCGGACTGACTCAGCGTGTCATCCGATGTATGCAAACGGCTCCGGGATCACAATGATGTGATCTAGACGGAGAGTACACGGGAAAGATAGCAAGGCTCCCATATCCGGCCTAAGACGGCCCATCACGGAAAGGTGATGCAGCAAGGGAGGGACAAGAGCGCAGCGAGGCAATCCCGGAGCACATAGCGCGGTGAGGCTGACAACCATGGCCGCGCTAGTGGAGAGCCGCCCAGAAAGGACGGCTCTCTATTAAAAGGATGTGCAAACATGAATGGAAAGCAACGCAAGGCCCGGTGCCTGGCAGAGATGGCAGACATTGAACGCCGTTTCACAGTGACACGGGAATTCCGGGACCATGCCAACCACTGGAGCGGACACGACGGCCGCACGCATAGAGAGGCGCGCGGTGAGGTGACGTTCAAGGGCGAGTGCCGGACACGGGATCGCATGATTGCGGACCCGCACGGGAACGAGTTCCACGTCCGCAAGGGTGTGAGAGTAGAGAGACGGCCGACGCGGATCATACTCAAGCGTCCCGCGAGATGGTCTGTGAACGGGCTTTAACGGCGCGGGGTAGAGGGTCGGCGAGCAACCGCCACCCAATCATTAATGAATTCAGCCGCACACGGACTAATTTTCCCGAGCGGCTGTTTCATTCCGCACACGTACTATTCCCCATTAGGTTCTATATAGGGACGCGGGCCTGTACGGGGTTCGCGAGATCACTGATGCAACCCATAGCGCACTACGGCGCGCGCCTATTGACAGTATACGTTCTGTTAATGGCGCCCATCATACTATTCGCATAGCTGCACCGCTTGGCTGCCGGGTTCGCTCGGCAGCCATACCGTGCCGCTAGTGGCACGATGACAGGAAAGGTCATCACCATGACAGTAGAGACTTGCACGGATTGCACGATCACCGTTCGGGAATTCCCGAATGAAAGCGCTGCACTGGCGTACGCCGTGGAACAATGGCGCGCGAACGGATGCGAGCGGTTCACAGTGTTCGTGGAGGACTAACCCATGCAGGTAGTTTACCTTCACTTGCAGCTAGAAGGCGGGTTCGCCGATGACGGAGCAGCGCTCACGCTGCCAGCCGATCCCAGCGAAACGGATCAACTGCTACTGGACTTGCTAGGACCATATGACAGTGTGCTGATGGTTCCCGGCACGTTCTAATTTTTCCCCGCTCTAGTTGTACGGGATACGCGACACCGCTTGGCCGCTGGGGCAACTCAGCGGCCATACCGTGCAGCGTAGCACGATATCAACCGCAAGGTGTAAACATGAATAAACGCAACCTGATGATGGTTGCGGCGGCAATGGCGTTCGCCACACCGCTGCAAGCCATGAACTACGAAGGCGCGCGCCTATCCGTCAACGTGGTTGACCTGCGCACACCGCAGAACGTCCCAGCATTCCCCGCTGACATAGTTGTATGTGAGGAGGGCGATGCACCGGGAGTGGATTGCAACTGCATCGACGGTGACGAGGACAGCTGCGCAACAGTTGCATGGACATCGTGCGACACAGACACGGATTGCGAGATCCGTTCGCGTTCGCCGTACGGATGGCAGCCGTTCACGGAAAAGTGATAGCGTTCACGGAACTGTGACCATAGATCACGAAAACGTGATTTGAACTGTGGCCATAGTTATGACCATAATAGAGGTGCGATCAACAGAAAGGACCGCACATCATGGTAGTAGGACACAGACATACAACATTAACAGACGTCGCAGTATTCCTAGCATTCGCTCCCATCTTCGCCGCAGTGTGGATATGGGACAAGGCAACAACCCGAAAGGCAAAGGCTCCAGAGCCGAAAGTGAAGCCCAAGGCGAAAAAGGCGAAAGCCAAACCAAGGGCGCCAAGAAAGCCCAAGGCACCGGAGCCTAAGCCAATGCCCGGGACAATCTGCGAAAAGTGCCAAGCTCATATGACAGTCCACTAACCAAGGCGGGGGCAGCGATGCCCCCGCTATTTTTTTGTGCCCAATCCCAGACCATAGCAGGAGGTGACCCTCGGCCGGGTTTCGCTGCCTTTGCGCGCGCGCACGCGCGCGTGCGGGTGGCCGCACCTGGCCGCGTGTGCCTGGCCGCCGCGGCTCCAGTGCTGCCCTCGGCTGCCTTTCGCTGCCTTCTGATGCTCCCACGTTGCACCCCGTGTGCAGCGCGGCAGCCTCAGATCACGCAATCGTGAATTGAGGACTGGCCAGTAATGGCGTATTTACAAAGCGTCTTCAGAAAAGGGAACGCTAATGCCTTACATCTACAGCATGCAAGAGATGCCCGCGTCTCATCCGGCTATTCGCAAGCTTATCGCTGCGACTTTCCCGGATTATCGGCGCCGCAAGGTGATGATATGGGCCCGGAGCAATGTCACGCTTTCCGGGCTTAACTGGGACGGCGGCTCTCGCTCGGAATATGCGGGGTGTACGCTAGATGGGCAGCCGACAGGTAATGCCTCTCGCTTCCATCGCTTCCACCCTGCCGACAATCCGGGAGAGGGTAGAACTATCGCGGTGCCTACGGGTTGCGCGCTAGTGCAAGGCGGTACCTACTGCGGCCGTCCTGCTACCCTCTACATCTACGTCAACCCGGAAGACATGCCGCGCCTAATCTCTTGACATATCGCAAGCATGCCCGCGCCTACATGGCGCGGGCCTCTAGCGTAACGGCTAGCTGCCGTCGGCGGCTATCCCCTGCGCTAGCAGGATAACAACGGAGTGAAATGCATGAACAAGCTTCACTTTGACGGCGCCGACTTCGCCGTGTCTGCCTCGGAGCTATCAGACAACCTTCGCGCGGCGCTCATGGATTGCGGCGCGCCGGGAGATGCTCAAGAGGCGGTCGATTATGTCCGGGAAGCCTTCACCATCTCCGGCAACCCGGAAGCGTGCGCCGCATACCTGAAAGGTTATGGGGCGTGGGATGCCGAGGAATTGGCGGACCATGATCGCAACCTAGACCGCCTTGTCTGGCTGGCTGGCTGTGACCTTCGCGAGCAGGGTGAGATTTACTTCTGCACTTACTAACGAGCCTAGCTCATTGGGCGCCCTCGCGGCGCCCTTTGACCTGCGCTTGCAGGGTAGCAAAAGAGAAAGGTGCTGCAATGTCTTATAACGGTTGGACGAATTGGGCCACATGGCAGATTAACCTGTGGCTCGATAGTGAGGAGCCGCTCTATCGGGAAAAGCAACGCTATCTGCGGCGGGCCTCGGATGAGATTGACGCTAAGGAGGCAGAGGCTTGGTGCCGAGCCGCCTTTATGTGTCACTTTGATCGGCCCTTCACTCCCGATATGACGCGAGCCGATCTCATGGCAGTGAATTGGCAAGAGATTGCCGATCATCTCAACGAGGAGGCGGCCGAATATGCTGATCCTCGCTGAAAGCAAAACCTTACGGGACCGCGTCCAGCAAGTGGATAAGGCCCTCGACGGTCTAAGTGCAGCTGAGGCGGGCCAAGTGCTCGCCTCGGCGCTCCTCGTCGCCTTTTCGTTTCAAGATGAGGAACGGGGTCACGCTTACTGGTGTGATGTTTTCTGCGCTCTCATGGATGTGAGGGTGCGGGATGAATAGGACAATCATAATCGACGGCGAAGAGCGCCGCTTTCGGGACATCGGCGAACGATGGCCCGGCTGGACAGCCTTGCTGATCTACGACGCGACGGGACGCCCAACCTCGGAACACAAGCTGCCGCATTGGTTCATGCGCACGGGTGGCACCATCGTAACAGGCGGACACACCTACACGCTTAGGAGGCGATATGACTGACTACGTACATGAACACCTCGCGACCGCGCCCATGCGGGAAGGCATGCCAGTGCGAGGGGGGCTTGTCCTCCCGGGCGGAGGCCTCCTCAGCATTCAAGCGTCGCATTTTCACTATTGCTCGCCTCGCGACGATGCCGGGCCTTACACCTCAGTTGAGGTGATGGCCATCGATTGCGACGACATTCCAGAGGAGTGGAGCGAGTACGATGACGGAGGCGTTTATGGCTGGATACCTGTGGCCCTCGTCAACGCCTACATCGCTTCGCGCATGGTGCGCCATGACTGAGGCCCTCATCCTCGAATGGATTGGCCGCCTCACGGTCGCCTCGTGGCTGATCTTGTGCGGCTGGCTTCTGACCTGCCTTGTAGATGGAGAAGACTATGAAGATTGACGATACGATACTGTTAGACCTCCGCCACCTTGGACGGGATTTGTCCGAGGCCGCGATCCTCGCCTTCTATCAGACTGACACAACGCACCATGACGAGCGTGTGCGAAAGCTGATGGCAGA